TCACCCGCCAGCAAGCCGCCCGCCAACTCGGTTGCCCCGAGCGCAATGTCCACGACCTCCTGCGCGACGCCATAGAAGCCCGCGACATCGAAACAAAAAAGTTCAGCGATTGGGACGCCGCCACCATGCGCCCCGTGCAAGTCACCTGCTACCGCATCATCGAGCCCGGCACCCCCAAGCCCGCCAAATCCTCGCCCCAAGCCATCGCAGGCATTCCGGCCCATTTGCTCGACCGGGTGCAAGCCGTCCTCGCCCGCCATCGCGGCAAGACCCCCAGCCAACTTGCAGACCTGATGCGATTCAAAGGCGAGCCGCGCATCAGCGCTAAAGCCATCCGCGCCCTCCTTGACAACCATCCGCACAATAAAAGGTAGATGCCCGACGATCAGACCATAGTCGAAGGCGATGCTGGATTTATCGGCATGGCCAGCCGCCTCAACCCGCTCCAGTTGCAAGCGGGCATGGTCCAGTATTGCGAAAACATGCGACTCGACCGAGGCGTGGCCCAGACACGCAAAGGCGCGAAGCGGTTGGGTGATGGCATATCGGCAGGCACGCAGCCTCTCACTCTGCCCTTCGTGCTGGATGCCAATGCCCGCGTGCGCACAATCTACTCTGGCGGCATCTTCGCCTCGGGCGTTTTCAGCTCGCCAAATTACGACGATGAAAATGAATACATCGTCCTTTGCGGGCCTTCCTCGGCATTTCTCTACCGGCAGAATGAGCTTATCGAGGAGATCAGCTATCCACCTGACGAAATCATCGGCCCCTCAGATAGCGTTTCGACGATACAGGCATTCAATCGTTTCTACCTCCTGCGCGAGGCCGACATGACTCTGCCTGGCTGGGATTTGAAATACACCACCGCCAGCGGCATCGCGGTATCTGGCATTACGGCTACCGTCCATATCACCGCTCACGGCCTCGCTGCTGGCCAGCGCGTGCGGATCGAGAAGGGGAGCCAAGCGGCATTCCAAGGGCATGAGTTCGACATCCTCACAGCTACGGCCAATTCCTTCACCATCGCCGTGCCCGCTGGCACAGCGCCAAATGTTGCCGCAGGTATCGCGGTCCGCCGAGTAAAGCCCCCGCTGTGGTGGGATGGCTCGACGATGGAGTTTCAACGCGCCGCCTCGGGCGTGCCTGCCGAGGGCGTGACCTTCAAGACCCTGCGCTCCACTGGCTGGGCCAGCTATATCGGAAACAGACTCTGGATTCCTGATGGCCGCGACACCGTGGCCATCTCGGATGTTCTCGACCCCGACCTCTACGACCCGTTTTTCCAATCTTTCCGCGCCAACCAGGGCAGCAACGACTACTTGGTGGCAATTCATGCATGGGTCGAGGGGCAGGCGCTGGTCTTCATGCGCAATAGCATCTGGCTAGCCAACCTCACCGACACCAGCAATGCGACGGGCGACACCTTCACGGTGGACTCTGCCGTTTCCAAGCTCACGCTCCTCACCGACGAGATCGGCTGCGTAGCCCGCCGCTCGATCCAGACGGCCGGTCAGTTTGTTTTCTTCCTCTCGGACGCCGGAGTTTACCGCCTCGATACCCAGCTCGACCTCAAACTCAGGGCCAACACCCAGCCGCTCTCGGACCCCATCGCCGACCAACTCGACGAGATCAACACCAACTACGCTCATCTCGCCGTAGGAAAATGGTGGAACAACCGCTACTACCTCGCTGTGCCCATCGGCGAAAACGCCACGGCAAACAACACGCTCTTCCTTTGGAACACCCTCAACTCGCAATGGGAATCCCGCGACACCTACGCCATCAACATCGACGAACTCCTGGTCGCCGCCTACTCCAGCCAACGCCGACTCTTCGCCGCCAGCCGCGCCGGAACGCTCTTCCTGCTCGATGAGCTGGACTACGGCGACGATGTGCCCTACGCAAACGCCAGCGGACTCTTTACCGCCGTCCCCTCCGAACTCATTACCCGCCGCTACGGCTGGGGGAGCCTCAATACCAAGCGCCTCACCCGAGCCAAAGCCAGCGTGCTTCTGCCAGACGCCTCCGCCTGCACGCTCGATGCCGTGACGACTGACTACGACGCTGATTTCCAAGTCGCCTCCCTGTCGAACACCACCGGTGAGGAGGAGGATTACACGCTGAAAGCGCCCCTGCGCTGCAAAGCCACCGGCCTCGACCTCCGCTTCCGCACCACCTCCGGCCGCCCCATCCTGCGCCAGATAAGCGCCGAAGCCACCCGCTCCGGCTTCGACCCTACCGAAACCCGCACCCTCAACTAACCATGGCAACTCTCACCAAAGGCAAAACTTTCACTGATGGCGAACTTGTGACGCCGCACAAACTTCACGAACTCGTCGATCTTGGCTCGGTGGCCAACATTGTCAACGCCGACATCGCCGCAAATGCCGCCATCGCCGACACGAAACTGGCCACCATTTCTACGGCTAACAAAGTGGCCCAATCCGCCGTAACCAATCTCACCACTGACCTGGCTGGAAAAGCAGCGTCCATACACCAGCACGCTATTACAGACACGACGGGGTTGCAGACGGCCCTCGACGGCAAAGCGGCTTCCAGCCACACGCACACGATTGCCAATGTGACCGGCTTGCAAACGGCGCTCGATTCAAAAATGAGCGGGTCCAACTTAGGTTTGTGCAAAGCCTGGGTAAATTTCAACCACGGCCGCATGCTTGGAGTGACCAACGCGGCTAATGGCGAGTCAATTTCGGCAACTGCCGGAAGCTCTTCTGGAACATGGAATAGCACGACGGCTTTTTCAACAGGGCAGATTGGCATTATTTATTACATAACAAGCGCAGGATCAGTTCCAAACGCCTCACTTGGAGGCATCAATGTCTCCACGCTTGGTTTTCAAATACGGGCCATTTCTGGTAATACTGCTACAATTAGTTTTTTAGCGGGGCCAGCGATATCATCGCAAACCATTTCTGGAAATGGAGGAACAAGTGGGTTCCAATATATAAGCTATGGAATACGAAGCCAGTATGGGGTGGGGAGTATTATTAAAACGGTATCTGGAACCCAAACAGATTTCACTTTTAATTTTTCTACAGCGTTTAATTTCATTGATTATTGTTATTTTTTCCAACTCGATGCAAAAACTGATGCGGATATTTATATCCAAACAAAAGGGCAATCCAGCATTACGCTAAGAATATATAATTTCAATGATTCTACAGTATGTAGTCAGATGAATTTCATGGCATTAGGAATATGACCAATCCGCCCACCATGCTCCGCCCCGAGCCCTACCACGCGACCAAGCTCGCTGTGCGCCGCTCCCCCTTGCACCGGTGGGGCGTCTTCGCCACGGCTCCCATCGCCAAGCACGAAGTGCTCGAGGAGGCTCCCTACGCCTGCGTGCCCAAGAAGCAACTTGCCAAAGCCCCCGCCTGCGAGACCTACAGCTACTACCTCGACGACTCCACCAGCATCATCGGCTTCGGCCTCGCGCCCCTCTACAACCACCACGACACCCCGAACGCCTGCCATGAGATCGACCAGGTAAACGAACTGATGCGGCACTACGCCCTGCGCGACATCGCCGCAGGCGAAGAAATCACCCTCAACTACGGCGCTGAAAACGCCAAAAACTTTTTAGGAAAGGACTAATATTATGGCAATGTCAGGAATGTCAGGCGGAGGAGGCGGAATGTCCGGTGGTGGAGGTGGTGGTGGCATGGCAGCAGCCATGTCCGCCGCTCCCGCGATGAGTGCCGCCATGAGCAACAACAATATGGGCGGCAACGCCATGTCTGGTGGAGGAGGCATGGCAGCAGCGATGTCTGGTGGAGGAGGCATGGGCATGGGCATGAGCGCCCCGCCTGCCCCGCAACCCCGCAGCCTCGCTCAAGAAATGGGCGACATCATGGGCTTCGCCTCCCAAAACGCCAACAGCCAAGCCGACGCCGCGATTCGCACCAACGACGCCTTCCAAGACCAAGCGCAGGAATCGACCCGCGACATCGCCCGCCAGCTCGACAACGACTACACCCGCGCCGCCCGCGCCAATCTGGATCAAGCCCAAAACGGCATCAACCAAGTCAACGCGGCCTCGACCGGCCTCGGCCAACTCCGCGACCAATACGCCGCGCAAGGCCAAGACCCTGCCATGGCCCGGCTCAACCAAATGGCGGCGGGGCAACTCTACCGCCCCGACCAAATCCGCGCCGGTCAAGTCGCAGCTGATCAAGTCCGAGGGGCGCAAGTCGCAGACATCGGGCGCATGGAGGCCGCGCAGGCTGGCCCAGTTGCCGATGTGCAAGCGCGGCGCGTGCTTGCCGCTCAGGGTATTGCGTCGCAAATGGGACAAGTCGCCGATGTGCAGGGACCGGCAGGCTACGACCCCAATCAAGTTCGCGCTCAACGCATGAGGGCCGCGCAAATGGATCAAATCGGCGAAGTCGGAGTCGGGAACATCCGCGCCAGCGCCGCCGAGCGTGGACTGATGAACGAAGCCAGAGGAGGCGGACTCCTTGGCCAACTGGAATCCCGCGCCGCCAGCGACCTTGCTCTCGGGGGTTCTCTCTCCGCCGAGCAAAGCCGAGACGCCACGCAGAGCGCTCGCGCCGCCGCCGCTGCCCGTGGACTTGGCCTCGGCCAATCCGCCGTGGCTGCCGAACTCCTCAACCGCGACCGCTTCACCTCGCAGCGTGAAAACGAGCGCCTTGCCTTTGCCCAGCAAACCCTCAACCAAGGCACCGGCATCCGCCAAGCCGCCAACCAAGCCTACGCCACCCGCATGGAGGGAAATACCGCCCGCAACCTCCAAGCCCAACTCGCCAACCAGCAGACCGCGTTTGGCATTGGCCAGCTCAATACCCAAAGCCAGCAACAAACCGCCCTCGCCAATCAAGACGCCAACCTCCGCGCCGCGCTTGCCAACCAATCTGCCAACGCCCGGGCCGCCGAATTTCAACAGCAAGGAGGGCTCCAAGCCGCCCTTCAAAATCAACAAGCCGCCCTTCAAACAGGTCAATACAACGCAGGCAACCAGCAGCAAATGGCGCTGGCGAATATGCAAAACCGCCAGCAGGCCAGCCTTTCCAACCAAGACGCCTTCCTCCGCGCCGGGCTCGCCAACCAAGCCGCCGCCCTCCAGCTCGGCCAGACCAACGCCAATCTCCAGCAACAGGCCAACGCCGCGACCTTCGCCAGTGCCGACCAACGCGCCACCAACAACGCCCAATTCGCCCAGCAGGCCGCGCTCGCCAACCAATCCGCGAATCTCAACGCCGCGCAATACAATGTCTCGCAAGACATGTCGGCCCAGGCCCAGAACCAAGCCGCGAATCAGCAGCAGGAACAATACAACCGCGCCTTCCTCGGCTCGGTCGCCGGGATGAATTTCGATCAAAACCAAGCCCGCACCTCCATGCTCTCCGGCCTCTACGGCCAGCAGGCGGGACTCGGCCAGACCAGCGCCGCCCTCGCGCAAGGCATGGCCCAAAGCCAAGTCGCCCTCGACCCCTACCAGCGAGCCCTCGGCAGCAATATGCCCATCGCCACGATCTCCCCCAGCGCCGGACTCATCGGCCAAGCCTACGGCCAGACCATGAATTACGGCTCCGACCTCTTCAACACCAACACCAACATGCAGGCGTCGATCTACAACAGCTTCCAAAACAACCAAGCCGCTCTGCGTGGAGCGCAACTCCAAGCCGGGGCGACCGCTGGGGCTTCCCAAAATTCCATGATGGGCTCCGGCATAGCCGCTGGTGGCATGGTCCTCGGCATGACCGCTCTTGCTATTTAATGAACCAACACCTGCAAAACCTCGTCGATGAAACCCTCTACCGTGCCGAGTATTGGCTGCGGGAATTTCGCAACCCCGTCGTCCTCTGGAGCGGAGGCAAAGACAGCACCGCCATGCTGCACCTCCTCATCTTCAAGCTCGGCGTGCGGCTCCCCTGCGTCCAATGGCGCGAACCCCGCTTCCGCCACCGCTACGCCCACAGCGACCTGCTCGCCCGCGAGTGGGACTTGACCCTCTTCGACTACGCTCCCGGCCGCATCGCCATCCAAGACGGCTTCGACATCGAGACCGGCGAGCCCCGTTTCGATTTCCTCAAATACTACCAATGGGGCCACCACAGCGCCCTCGTCCTCAGCCTCGGCACCGAGCACCCCAAAGAAGGCGAGCCCTACCTGTGCGGCCTCACTGATGTCCTCCAGCGCCCCACCGGCTCATTCAACTGGCCGTGGGACGCCGCATTCCACGGACAGAAGAGCGCCGATGTCGATCTCATCAAAGGCGGCGTGCCGCTCGCCCAGGATGTGCGCCGTGTGGATGACTCGCCCACCCAGCTTTTCCTCATGCGGCATTGGACCGACGACGACATTTTCGACTACCTCGAAGCCGAAGGCGTCCCCATGGACCCCACCCGCTACGACCGCGCCTCCGGCAAGTGGGGACACAAGCAGGATAAATCCCACAACGCCGACTACTACCCGATCTGCTGGAACTGCGTGAACCGCCACCTCTCCGCCCCCGTGTGGTGCCCCAAGCTCCGCAGCGAGGTAAATAGCATCGCCCACCTCGCCCCCTACGAAGACAACTCCATCCCAGAGCAAGGCTTCAAACCCACATGGAATCCCAATACGACTGTCAACGGTGTGGCGCATGTTGCTCGCACCGTTGGAGCTGGCCCGTGCTCCGACGCGACCGCTCCGACGCCTCCGGCATCCCTGCCGAATACCTCCGCACCGACTACCCCCTGCTCAAGACCGACCCCTGCGGACGCTGCATCGCCCTCCGTGGCGAGGTGGGCCGAGGAGTCGCCTGCGCAATATACCAACACCGTCCGCACGCCTGCCGAGCCTTCCAGCCAGGCAGCCCACTCTGCATAGAAGCCCGCCAATCCAAAAACCTCCCCACCTAATCCCATGCCATACGCCCCCACCGTCAACGACAACTCCGGCGAAATCCTCGCCGGATATCAAACCAAATCCGCCGAAATCAAAGCTGCTGGAAATCAAGCTCTCGCTGATGGAATTACCCGTGGAGCCACAAGCGCCATCGGTGGAGGGCTTGGAGCGGCCACCGGGTTCAACACCGCAGGGATGATTACCGATGCAAAAGGCAATTCCATTCCAGGGCTTAGTGAAGCGCTTAATGAGGTCAAAGCCAACGCCATTAAATACGATACCGCCGCTGGGATGCTCGATACTTACAAGGAAAACGCAGGTGCGCTTGGCCTTGATATTCAAATGCTCGATGGCGTTGCGGAGAAATATAAAAACAAACCCAACGAACTTTTGGGCGCTCTGACCGTAGTCGGCAAACTCGCCGAGAATAAATTGGATATTCAAAAAGCCGAAGCTACCTACGCCGCTCTTGGCAATGCCTACACCCAAAAGGCCGCCGCCACTGCCGCCGCTAAAGCCGATGCCCCGATGAAGATGAACTCCGAATCCATCCGAAGCATGGTTACTGAAGCCAAGGCCGCTGGATTCACCGACGACGCCATCAAAACCAAGCTCGCGCAGCAATACGGCGAGTGGGCCGTGCGCTCCGTTTACCCGCCGCAGAATCAAGGCATTTGGACGGGGCAGTAAAATAGCCCCATGGCAAACCCCCTCCTCGACGCTCTCCTTGCGGACCGCGACGCCCGCGACCCCGCGTATCCTGACCCTGCCGCTGCGCCGACGCCGGAGGCGGGAGCCCGCATGATCGACTTCGCCACGCCGCTTCCCGAAGCAACGCCGTTGTCTGGAGACGCAATCACTTTCCCCGACGAGCAAGAGGCTGCGCTGACTCCCATCGAGGAGGTCGATAGCCAAATCGAAGCGCCCGTTGCCCCTGGCCGCTTGCCGAGAAATCCCTTGCTTGATTCTTTGTTGGCCGACCAGCAAGCCCAAGCCGCCACCCAGCAAGCCGTCGCCGAGGCCACCACGCCCGACCAAAACCTCCCCGTCCTCAAGCCCGAACTCGCCGATGCCCTCGGAGTCCTCGACTACCGCGACCCACAGGAAGGCGCACGCCGTTCCCAAGCCGCCGCCCTCGGCGAAATCCTCGGTCTCCCCGAATACGAGAAAGTCCAACTCGGAGCCGCCCCCGTGAATGACGACGGCA